GCAAAAGAATTGCAAGATGCAGAAGTCAGCGCAGAAGCTCTGATCGCCGGCAACCACATCAAAGCAAGTAATACAGCACCACAAAGCCCATCCATCACAATCAAAGCAGAAGAAGGAGCGACAAAATAATGGCTCGCATAGTTCTCACTAACGCATTTATCTCCGTCGGCGGAGTGGATCTGAGCGATTTGGTCGCATCAGTAACACTAAATACATCACGTGACGTAGTTGAAACATCAGCATTTTCAGTAACAGCAAAGACTCGCGTTGCTGGTTTGGCAGACAATTCAGTAACGCTCGAATTTCACCAGGACTTCGCAACAGGCGAAGTGGAGCAGACAATCTATCCACTTCTCGGAACAGCATCAGCTGTGATAGTAAAGCCAAACGGCGGTACTACTAGCGCGTTTAATCCAAGTTATTCATTCTCCGCTATAATTTCAGAATGGACTCCGATTAACGGATCCGTTGGAGAATTGGCCACAGCAAGTGTGACTTGGCCAGTCACCGGAGCAATCACTAAGGCGGTCGCATAATGGCAAGACTCGTACTAACAAACGCATCTGTTGTATTTGGATCAACTGATCTGAGCGACCATATCGCGTCAATCACATTAAATTCAACATATGACATCGTCGAGACAACTGCATTCGGTAACACAGCAAAGACACGTGTGGCCGGACTTGCAGATAACTCTGTAACGTTTGAATTCCACCAGGATTACGCAACATCAAGCGTTGAGCAAACAATCTATCCGTTACTGGGAACAGCAGTATCAGTAGTAGCAAAGCCAGTAGCAGGAACGACAACAACAGTAAATCCGCAATACACATTTTCTACGCTAGTTTCAGAATGGACTCCTCTAAATGGATCCGTCGGCGAATTAGCAACAGCGAGTGTGACTTGGCCGATCTCCGGCGCAATTACCAAAGCAACATCCTAAAGAAAATAGGGGGAAATAAAGATGGATGGATTAAATATCAAAGTCAAGACGACTGATGGCGTGGAAAAAACGTTCTCATTACGTCCACGCATCATCGTCGACTTCGAACAGAAGTACGGCAAAGGCCTAGCCAAACTCATTGGTGAAGAACAGAAGCTCGAACATATCTATTATCTCGGATGGCTTGCACTTAAATCCAACGGAGTAGTTGTGAAACCGTTCGGCCCAGAGTTCTTAGATATGCTCGAAGGAGTGCAACTAGATACAGACCCAAATTCCGAATCCACAGAGATAGCCTGACATATTCAATAGCAGCAGTTTCTGTGGAGACAGGAATAGATCCGATTTCATTAATAGATGCACCAGATGGCATTCTTGAAGCAATCGTGATCTATCTCAAGGAGAAGGCAAAGGCGGCAAACAAACATGGCCAATGAAGTCGTTGTAATTAGCGGCATCAAAGAAACCACCGCCGCCTTGAAAAAATTCGACAAGGATGCAGCTCGTCGGCTTAACAAAGTGATCAACGACGAGCTGCGTCTAGCCGAAAATAACGCCAAAGAGCAGATACCAGACAAACCGCCAATGAGTGGCTGGAGAACGACAGCCGCCAAGAACCCACGCAAGAGCACTAGAGGTGGCGAAGGCTGGCCAGCATGGGATCCGCAAGCAATTCGCCAGGGCATTATTAAAACTCGCTCAGAAGGCCGCGTGCGGTCGGATTACACCACTAGCGCAGGCGCACTCTTCAACAAGACCGCCTCTGGCGTTATCTTTGAAGTTGCAGGACGCAGGACACCAGGGCAGGCAACCGGACGCAAGATGATCGGCAACTTAAATGATCGCTTCCGCAAAGCCAGTCGCGGAATATGGGCCGTCATTGATCGTGATCGCCCCCGGATTTATGCAAATATCAGATCAGCAATGGACGACGCACAGAAGATCCTGCAAGCCAATCTAAACAAAGATAAGAAGGGATAACCGAGCATGGCAATAGGCGCAGTAACCGCCCGGATTATTACCCAATATTCAGATAAGGGCAGCAAGGCAGCAGCCAGAGATATCAACAAGCTCGGCAAGAGTTTCGATAAATTTGCAGGCAAAGTTGGCAAGGCATTCGGACTAGCAGCAGCAGCGAGCGCAGCATTCGCGATCAAAGTAGGAATTGACTCCGTAAAGGCCGCGATCGCAGATGAAAAATCCCAGGCGCTCCTTGCCAATTCGCTCAAGAACACCACAGGAGCAACAGATTCTGCAATCGCCTCAACAGAAGCGTGGATAGATCGGATTCAAAGAACATTCGGAGAAGTCGACGATAATCTTCGTCCGGCTTTAGCGAAACTCGCCTCAGTAACCGGATCAGTCACAGATGCGCAGGCACTTCTAGGCTTGGCCCTTGATGTTTCAGCAGGCGGCAGCGTTGACCTTGACGCAGCAACGAATGCAGTAACAAAGGCGCTGCAAGGAAACTACAAAGCGCTCAAGAATCTCGGCGTGCCAATTACGGATGCGATGGTTAAGGGCAAAGACCTCAACGCCGTTCTTGCACTGACCGCAAAGACATTCGGTGGAGCAGCAGCAACTAGAGCAAACACCTTCGAATTTAGAATGAAACGCTTGGCAATCGCATTCGACGAAGCCAAAGAAACACTAGGCACAGCGCTGATGCCAGTGCTTGAAGAATTATTCACAGTCATGGTGACGAAAGTTATTCCAGCAATACAAAAATTCCTGCAAGAAAATGGAAACAAACTCGTCGCTGTTATGACACAGGCAATCAAGGCCATTGTCGGCTTTGGATTTGCAATCTTCAAAGTATTTGCATTTGTAGCAAAGCATAAAGAAATCTTCGTAACACTTGGCGCCATATTTGCAGCAACATTCGTAGCAAGCAAAGTGATTGCATTCGTTACAGCGATACAAGGACTGGTCAAGGCTTATCAGGCAATTAGAGCAGCAGCGATCGGCGCAGCCGCAGCACAGGCAGCAGCCACCGGCGGAATTTCAGTCGCAGCAGCAGCCGCAGGCGTTGCCGCATTTACAGCCACACTCGGCGGTCTTTATCTTGCAACTAAAAAAGCCAATAGTGAAATCTCAAAGCTCGAAGGAAGCGGCGAAGATTTAGAATTCTCATTCGACGGATTAAACGCAACGACAGATGACTTCCTAAAGAGTCTTGGCGGACTTAATATAAACCTGGGTAAAACATTAGGAAAGACAAAGGCGCTCACAGCAGCAGATCTCAAACTTATTCAGACACAGAATGCCCTCGCAGCCTTGCGCAAGCTAGGAGTTAAACCAACTACAGAAACAGATCCAATCCAGCTTGAAGCAGCACGTCTAAATCTTATCAAGCAAGCAAACATCCAAGAAGCAGAGCGCGTCAAGACCATCCTTGCCAATCTTGAAGCGCAACTCAAGGCAAACGATGCAATCAAGCGATACACAGATCTGCTCGGCGTTGTTGCAGATTCTAAAATTTCAACAGAAGAAATTCTTCTTTTATCTCGTTTATGGGGAATCAGCAAAGAAGCCGTTGTTGCTTACACAAGCGCAATCTTTATAGTCAACGACGGAAAGATTTCAACAAGAGAAGTCGATGCCCTTGCAGCCCAATGGGGAGTTACAAAGGCACAAGCAGAATTATATCTTGATTTCTTTGCAGCCTTAAATGACGGCAAACTTTCAGATGAAGAAATCACTAAACTTGCAAACAAATGGTCGCTAACAAATAAAGAAGTTGCAGATTATGCGAAGAAAATTTCAGATGGAGTAACACCTTCTGATCTTTGGCCTACACCAGGTAATCAGGCAGCAGATTCATGGAAGAAAGCCTTAGCAGCTCTTAACGCTTATCTTGCAGCACTCGCTGGTATAAGTTTAGACGGTACAAATAGGCTTACAAATCCAATAGCAAATGCATCATTGCAACAAGGCATTCAAGCAGGTTTACCTTTAGCTGAGGCTTTATCCGGTGCTCGTTACGCAGCTCAAGGCGCGGCAGCATATCAAGCCGCTAATCCCGGCAGCATTCCATTCATCCCAAAAATGGCAACGGGCGGCATTGTTACCAGTCCGACAACAGCGCTGATCGGTGAAGCAGGGCCAGAGGCAGTGATTCCACTCAACCGAATGGGATCGATGGGCGGATCAACGATCAACATCGTTGTAAACGGCAGCGTTACAACCGAAGGCGACCTCGTCAACGCGATCCGCAATGCCATTCTCCAGGGCCAAAATAACGGCCAGGCGATCACAAAGACAGCGATTCAACTCTGATGGCAGGCATTCCACAGCTCGGAGCCACGATCGACTTTACGAATGGCCCAGCATTTATCTCAACAGCCTTCACTTTAAACGACGCGATCAAGGGCAAATTAGGAACAGGGCAGCTCGCAGACGCAGACGACTCCGTCGACATTTCTAGCATTATCTTGCGCTCATCCATTCGAAGAGGCCGCAACCGCATCTTGAATAAATTCGAAGCAGGAACGGCAGTCGTTGAGATCAAGGATGAAACCGGTGACTTCAACCCGGCCAATACAGCAGGCCCCTATTACGGTAAATTAATACCCTTGCGCAAGATTCGAATCTTTGCAGATTATGAAGGCGTTCGTTATTACTTATTCTCAGGATTTATCACCAGCTACGACACCACGTTTGCACTTGGAGCCGATGAAGTTTCCAGAGTGATCCTTAATTGCGTTGACGGCTTCCGTCTTCTCAATAACGCAGCGATCAGCACAGTGCCAGATAGCGGAGCAGGGCAACTAAGCGGAACGCGCATCAACAAACTGCTTGATGTTGTTGACTGGCCAGAATTCCAAAGAGACATCAACGCCGGCGACAGCACTATGCAGGCAGATCCGGGAACAGCAGATCGCACCGTTCTACAAGCAATTCAAACCGTAGAAAATAGCGAATTCGGTGGCTTCTTTGTTGACGCAGAAGGAAACGCAACCTTCTACTCAAGAAGCACAGTCAGCCAATACGCAGACTCAACGCCTGTCGTTTTCAGCGATGACGGTATCGGAATCGGATACGCCCAGATTGACCTAGCCTTTGATGACACCTTGATTGTAAATAACGTTTCAGTCCAAAGGCTCAATGGCACAAACCAAGTGGTCAGCGATCAGACATCGATTGATAACTACTTTATCCATTCAGGAGCCAGAACCGGCATCCTGGTGCAAACGGATACAGAATCCCTAAACCAGGCAACGATGATCTTGCAATCGCGTAAGGATGCAACCCTTCGCATTGATTCAATGACCCTGAACCTGGTCGACGATGGACAAGTAGCCAGAAACATCGCCGGCATTGATCTAGAGATATTCGACCTGGTCACCATTACAAAGAGCATGCCAGGATCGACATCAATCACCAGCGAATTATTTGTGCAAGGACTGCAACACGACATAACAAGGACAACATTCACCACTAAGATATTGACCAGTGAACCGATCATCCAGGCATTTATTCTAGACAGCGCAACTCAGGGAGTCTTAGACGTCGCCGGCGTTCTAAGCTACTAAACAAGGAGCAATCATGGCAGGAGCAGGATACAAACTATTCGCAACAGGAGATGTGCTGACAGCAGCTCAAGTCAACACATATCTGATGCAGCAGACGGTGATGGTATTTGCATCTTCGGCTGCACGAACATCAGCCCTATCGGGCGTGCTTGCAGAGGGAATGGTTTCTTATTTACAGGACACAAATACTCTGGAAGTTTATGACGGATCCGCTTGGATCGGGGCAACAGGAGATATCACAGCTCTCACAGCCGGCACAGGCATCAGCATTTCGAGCGCAACAGGGCCGGTGCCAACGGTGACAAACTCTATGGCAACAGAAATCGCAGCAAAGGGCGATCTTATTGCTGGAACAGGATCCGCAACTTTTGATAATTTAACAGTAGGAGCAAACAATCTTGTTCTTACAGCTGATTCATCAACAACAACAGGACTGAAATGGGCTGCTCCGGATCCATTAACGACAAAGGGCGATCTCTTTACATATTCAACAACTGAAGCGCGCCTAGCAGTAGGTAACAATGGCGAAATGCTTGTAGCAGATTCTTCCACCTCAACAGGCTTGCGCTACGGTGCAAACTTTGCTGCTGGTAAGAATAAGATTATCAACGGTGACTTTGGTGTATGGCAAAGAGGTACATCTTTTTCAAGTCCTGCATCAAATTCTTTTATTGCAGACAGATTTGCTCTTTATTTTGATGGAACAGGTGCGACAAGAACTTTAAGCCAACAAACATTTACCCCAGGAACTGCTCCTGTTAGCGGTTATGAAGGGCAATACTTTTTTAGATATGCACAAACCGTTGCTGGAACAAGTAACACAGCAAATATTATTTATCAGCGAATTGAAGATGTCAGAACATTTGCTGGTCAATCAGCAGTATTATCATTATGGCTGAAAGCAGATAGCGCAAGAACCGTGACTGCTTCTGCTCGCCAGTATTTTGGTTCAGGTGGTTCAGGAGATGTCAATACAAGTTTTACAGGAAGTGCATCTGTCACAACTTCTTGGCAGCGTTTTAGTTTTACAATTTCAGTACCTAATATTTCAGGCAAAACTGTCGGAACATCTAGTGCATTAGAAATTCAGTTAGGGCTACCATCTGGAACAACTCCAACGATTGATATCTGGGGCGTTCAATTAGAAGCAGGCTCTGTTGCCACAGCTTTCCAAACTGCAACAGGAACCATTCGGGGTGAATTGGCTGCTTGCCAAAGGTATTACTTTAGGGCTTATGCTAATTCTGCATATCAAAGATTTAGCGCTGGTATGGCTCAATCAACAACTGGAGTTTATACAATTATGAATTTACCAGTTGAAATGAGAGTTATACCGACTGCAATAGATTATCCAACAGTTTCAACAAACTTTTGCGTATGGGATGGCGTAACTATAACAAATTGCACTGCTATTGCAATGGATGCAAATAGTAAAAATGTAATTGGAATAACTGGAACTGTTGCAAGTGGCTTGACTACATATCGTTATTATCAAATTATGGCGCAAGGTTCTTCAACATCAGCCTATATCGGCGTAACAGCGGAGTTATAAAATGAACAATGTATCTTTTATTAAATTATCCTTTATTTACGGCGTAG